GAAGACGTGAAGCAATCCAAAGTGGTGCAAGTAATTATATCAATTACGTTAAATCACAAGGTGAAACAAAACGTGCAAATCTTGAAAATGTTGCAGGACAGCTTATTGTTCAAGGTATTGATCCAGCTCAATTAGACGCAAATTATATTTCAAAACTCGCAAAAGATATTGGTGTTTCAACTAATGACATCATGAGTGCATATAAGACTGCACAGTATAAAGCAAGTCAGGGTGAAGGATTTGAACTTTCAGAAGGACAGGCACGATATGATGCACAAGGTAACTTGATTGCAGAGCGTGGCAAGACATATAAGACTGGTACTAGTGGTAGTGGCTCAGGTGGTTCTGGTACTGGAGCTTCAAGTAATCAATTTTCATCAGACCTTGATGCTATTATCGGTAATACCGTAGCAACTATTCCTTCAAAGTTTGGTCAAGAACAATTTAATACGCAAATCAAGCGTTCTCGTAACGATGCAGATAAAATATCTACAGTAGCAGCTGTGGTGCTTAAAAACGCACCTTCTGAAGTTAAAAATGACTTTGCAAACCAAGCTATCGGTGTTTCTAACATTGATAAAGCAATCAAACTTATTGATGAAAAAGCAAAAACAGGTGTTATAAACAATGCAAAACAGTATGTATTTAACCTTGTTGGTAAAGATTACGACCCAAATCTTGCTGCAATCAGTGCATATATTACATCAGCAGTACAGCCGTATCGTAACTCTGTAACTGGTGCTGCTTGGGGCGATCAAGAAGAAGGCGAATACGCATCATTGTTTGGTTCAACTAAATACTCACCCACTGAACTTAAAGATCGACTTACTCGTATCAAACAGGTTATGAAAGACAAGTCTGCACAGGGACTCAATGTATATGTGAACCCTCTTGATACTTACAGTAATGTATTTTCAGGTGGTTCTTCAACAGCAGCTCCTGCGGCACAATCACAAGGTTCAACTGTTACCGTGTACAGTATAAAAACTGGAAAACCTGCACAGATTCCTCAAGCATCATTACAGCAAGCATTATCATCTGGTTTATTTAGACAATAATATGGAAGAAGAAGCATTCTTACAATCAATCGGTGGTTCATACTCACCACAACCAGTGAAACAAAAGACATTCGCTGGAAAACTCATTAAAGGCGCTGCTGACGTTGGTATTGGATTCTTAAAAGGTGCTGGAGATACTATTGGTTCAGTACCAAAAAATGTTGAAAAGGTTGTAAAAAACGTTTCTTCAACATCTCAAACTAAAGCCTACGCTGGGTTGCTTGATGATATAAATGCACAAAACCAAAAACTGCTCAATGTAGTACAAACACTTGATAAGACTGACCCTAAACGTGAAAAATACATGGGTCTTATTCGTCAAAATCAAGAACAGGCAAATGCTTTGCGTGAAGATTTTTATGGTACTGGTGGCGTACAAGACACTATTCAAAATAGTGGAATGACCAATACTATCAATAAGTTAACTACTCCAACAAGTGGCGCACAGCGTTTTGGTAAAGGTGTAGAAAAAGTTGGTGAGTTCTTTGTTGGTGGTAATGCTGCGACAAAATTGATTCCAAAAGGCACAGGTGCATTATCTCGTGTAGCTTCAAATACAGCTCAAGGTGTTGTTGGTGGAGGACTACCTACGCTTGGAGCAAGTGCTGTTGAAGGTCAATTTGACACTAAAGAAGGTACTACAAATGCTTTTAAACAAGCTGGTGTAGCATCTGCAACTAGTGGTATCTTATCTGGTGGTCTCTCTGCTGCTGGTGAAGCATTACGAGCATCAAAACTTCCATCTCGATTGATGAGCGGTATTTACAAAACTGAGAAAAAACAAGTTGCTCAATTATTTGACCAAGCAGACGAAGCTATACCAGAAAAAGGTAAGAAACTATCACAATGGGCAGTAGATAAAGGGCTTAAAGGCAACATTGAATCACAAGCAAAACAAGTCTCAAAGATACTTAAAGATAGTGAGGAAAAAGTCATCTCATCAGCAGAAGCTGCAAAAACTCGTATTCCTGTACAAGAAAACCTTTTCAAACTTGCACAACAAGTACAAGATGAATATAGAAATATAGGCCGTGGTGAAATATCACAAGTAGCTGATGATTTCCTTCGGGACGTAAAAGATAACTCAGTCAGTGTAAAATCTGCTCTTAAACTTCGCCGAGAGCTTGATAAACTACGTCCTAAACTTTCATTCAGTAACCCTGCGATGAGTGATAACCTTGCGTATTGGGCAGAAGACCTTAGAAAGTCAGTAAATGCTATTGACAATATTGGTTCAATAAACAAAGACTATGCACAAGCAATTAAAGCTCGTGAAGCACTTATCAAAGCAGCAACATCTCGTGAAAATCAGAAAGCACTTGGAGCACTTGAGGCTTATGTTATCGGTGGGGGTATGGTAACTGGACAAGGTGCGCCAGCATTAGCAACAGTTATTGGTAAAAGACTTACACAATCACCACGAGTAACATCACGGCTTGCAAGTAGTATTCAAAATGCAAAACCTAGTAAAATTGTGAGACTGGGCGCAAGTAAAATAGCTGGAGACTCTGAAAGAAAATCCCAGGAAAGAAAAACATTAGAAGAACTATTCGGAAAATAATCCCCAAATAATTCCTATAATCAAACCAATGAATATAAGTACCATACAAATAATTATGCTTTATAATATAAATTAGTCAAATAGTTTATCCACAGTTAAAAAATAGTATATACTTAATAAATATGGTGGAGGGAAACACCAATGGAACCAGAAATAAACCCAACAGAAGAAGCTCTCGTCATGCAATCTATCGAGCAAAACGATAAGCTTGATGAAATTGCTAAAACAAACGAAGCAAGTGTTCTTGAACAGGCAAGCACTACTGAAGCAATCAAAGAGCTTACCCCAGCACTTGAAGCAATCTTAATTAAACTTGACGAAGTTGCATCAAGAGAAACTCAAAAAGTTGAGCTTGTTGGTCCTCAAATTACAGCAATAAAAGGAGATAAGGGTGACAAAGGCAATACTCCTACTACTGAAGAGCTTGAGGGGCTTATTAAACCACTTCTCCCTACCACTGATGACCTTTTAGACATAATTGAACCTCTTATACCAGAGCCTATTAAAGGTGATGACGGAGAAGACTATATCCTCACTGAAAATGACAAAAAAGAAATTGCGTCTTTTATTGAAGTACCTATTGTAGAAAAAGTAATTGAAAAAACTGTCATTGAAAAACCTGTAACAATTGACAAAACAAAAACAGTTATCAAGGAAGTTGCAAAATATGAAAGTGCTGATGATATTGTTGCTAAATTAAACACTCTTAAAAAAGCAATTGACTTTAGTGTTATTAAAAACTTCCCTGATAGACAGGCATATTTTGGTGGAAACACTCAAGTGGAAGGTGGTATCTCCAACATCACAGGACTCATCATTGATGGTACTAATACAACAGTATCTGGTTCTGGTACTCTTGCTGATCCTTATGCAATCAATGCAACAGGCGGTGGCTCTCCAGCCCTCACTCAAAACTATGTCGGCTTTGGTGACGCATCAAACCTCCTTACTGGTGATGCTTCATTTCAATATCTTATAGACACACACTCACTTCAATTTGGAGAGTCATCTATTGCTCTTATTTCTGCTTCTAATAGGGGTGCTTTTGCTCATGGATATGCAGTGGGTGACGGATTTGGAATATTTGCAAGCAGTGATGGTTCATCTGCATCTGGATGTGCTGATGAAGCTACAATCTCTGCAACTTCAAATGGTGCTTTTGTAAATGGTTTTTCTTTCTCTAATGGCTCGTTAATAGCAGATGGAGATGGCTCAACTACTTTCGGTATTGCAGGTAGTTATGGTGTTATAAACTCAAATGGTGCTGGCTCATTAGCTTTCGGTTCATCTAGTAATATAGGAATAGTGCAAGCAAGTGGAGAAGCTTCATTTGCTCATGGGTTTGTTGATTTTGATGGTAGTAGTATCGTATCTAGTGGTACAGGCTCAACTGCTTCTGGTTATGCAACTAATGAGTTTAGTATTATGGCTATTGGAAACGGATCACTTGCTGGAGGTTATACAGATAATGGAGGAGTCAGTGTTACAGGAAATGGAGCATTTGGTTGGGGAGACAAAGTGACTGTTGATGGTGATTTTGCAACTGCATTTGGTTCAAATGTTACAAATACAGCATCAAACTCATTCCTTATTGGATATGGTGGTGGTACAGGATTGTTTGTGAACAATAGTAATAACGTCGGTATTGGGACAACGACACCAGTAAACAAACTTCACATTTCACTCGATGGTACCGTACCAGGTACAGGATTTTCAGAGGCAACCGATGCTTTATATCTTACTAGTAATAGTCAGACAACATTTAGAATGTTTGCTGCAACATCAGTTGCTGGAAACAGTGTCGCATTCGGTGGCGTTCGTACACGAGGTACCGTTGCTTCTCCTACTATTGTGCAAAGTGGTGATACGATTCTCAACATATTTGCTCAAGCAAGTGATGGTACGACAGCTCGCAAAACAGCAGCTCAAATCCTCTTTTCAGTAGATGGTACACCTGGTGCAAATGACATGCCAGGACGTATTACATTCCTCACAACACCAGATGGTTCTACTTCGCAAGTAGAACGAATGCGTATTGATAATGCAGGAAATATAGGGTTTGGAACAACAAATCCTCTTGCCCCTATTGAACTCCGTGCAACTCGTGCAACGATTGCATTTGAAAGCTCTGGTCTCACGGGGAACATGCCGTTCACCGATACCGCATCGCTTGGTGCATGGGCTTCGACTTCATATATTGGTGCTATCAACCAAATGAGTCAAGCAAATGGTGGTCTTGCATTTCAGGGGTTTACTAACTCTGCAAGTCTATCCGCATTTGCATTAGCTGGTCATGTAGGTTCAACGACACCCACAGCAGCTGCGGTCACTATCTCTGGCTGGAAGTCAAACGGTACAACAGGTCGTACCGCAATGACAGGAGCAGAAAAACTCCTCGATATTACGCCAGGTCTAGGAACAGCGGTGTTCACGCTTACCGCAAATGGTTCACTCGGTCTGGGAGACAATACCCCTGCAACAAATGCAAGTCGTTTGAGTATTGTAGGTGGAACTGGAACAACTGGTATTCCATTTCAATATCTTTCAGGTACTCTCTCAACAACTGGAAGTGGAACAGGTGCTCAGTATCTCATCACAAGTCCTGCTACTGCTGGAACATACAGTCATGCTGGATTGCGTGTTGAGTTTTTGGCAGGATATACAGGAACTGGAGCAACTCGTGCTTTCTATTCAGATAACCAAGTCGCAGGAACTGGAAGTGATCTCAGATGGAATACGTCATATTCAAGTCCAGCGGGAAACTCTGGTGGAAATATGTGGGCAAGTGCTACTACTACAGGAACAAATGTAGGTAATTTCGCTGAAGCAAAAGGGGGAAATGTAAATGTTGGTCTTTTTGGTAAAGCTGCTGCTGTTAAAAACAGTGCAACAAACATCGGTGTCATTGGGCATGGACGTAATACAGGGACATCTCCTATACAAGTAGGTGGTTGGTTTTCTCTTGCTAATACCGCACCAACATTTGTATCTGCTGCATTGGTTGCTGATAATGGCGATCAGACAAGTCCTATATTCTTGGCGAGAGATAATAGCACAACTGTATTTAGTATTGTTGATGGAGGTAATGTTGGTATCGGAACAGCAACACCAAACGCATCAGCATCGCTTGACGTATCATCTACAACACGAGGTTTTCTCCCGCCACGGATGACAACCGCACAACGTGACGCAATCAGTAGTCCCGCTGCTGGACTGGTCATATACAACACGACCACAAACAAGCACCAGGGCTATGACGGTAGCGTATGGAACGACTTTTATTAAAACATAATCACTTAAAACCATGGAATCATCCACAATACAACTCGAATATGTAGCAGAAAATGGCGCACTGAAAGAATTGCAACCAGAAATCCCTGCGACACGACCATTTGAAGTCTTTTCACCAGAAAAGATTGATGAAATGGTAGAACAATGGCAAAAGACTGTTGAAGAGGATACTAAAAACCTCAACATTTGGCTTGCTCGTAAGGAGGCGGCAATCCAGTTGAATATCGGGGTAGAGACTGACGAAGAAATTGTAGAAGAACAAAAAGAGGAATAACATGGACGACAAGTACTCACAAAAAGAAGAAGATACTTTTAGAAAAGAGTTATTTCGACGTCTTGATAAGCAAGACACTATTCTTGAGCGAATGCTTGAACAGACCACAAAAACAAACGGTCGTGTAACAAAGCTAGAAACGCAAGTTGAAGATTACCCTGAAATAAAATCAACTGTTTATAAACACCAAAATTATATTTGGTATGTATTGGGAATTGTATTTATTATAGGAGGTATCGGCTTGTTCACTGCTAAATCTTTTATTAGTGATATTGTTAGAGAAACAATTAAAGAAGAAAAAATATGATTGAATTTGTAGCAACAGGTGCAGAGATAAGTGATAGTGACCCTCGCACTGTCGAACTTCCAACAAAAGCAACAAGTAAGGTTTTTACCAAAGGAGGTATTCAGTATGCCAAAGAACTTATTGACCACCAACACTTGGTAGGTATTTGTACGGCTATTTCTCTTACGCAAATGAGAGAAAAGCAAACAGGTAAAAAATACTCACCAGAGTTTCAGTATCTTTTGCAAAAATACTACTACGACAGTGGTTGGTTTGAAGGTTCATCTATCCTCCATGCGCTAAAAACAGCAAAACGGTTCGGGTTCCTTCCTGCAGAATTATGGACACACACAACCGAAGAAGACCGATACCTCTCATACGCTAAATACGCAGCAAAACTACAAGCTATCCCTCGTACCGAAATAGAACGTCTCATAAAGCTTTGTGTTGACCCTATCGGTGGATTTGCAAGTGTAAATGTATCAGACCCACAAGCAATCGCAGAAGCCATTGAAAACTCAATCAATCAATCAGGTATTATGTGTCGATATGATTGCGGTAATACATGGTGGACAGATAAAAAAGGTCGTTCATCATGGAAAACAAAAGACATTTCACCACTTCGACAACCAAACCCTGCAACAAGTGGGCACGCAATCATTATGTCGTCTTATGACTACACCTCAACGTCAATGCAAAAACTTGCAAATACATGGGGTATTACATGGTGCGACAATGGTTCTTGCGATGTTGATTGGAGTAATTATAAAATGACGGAAGCGTGGTCAATACTTCCTACTGCGCCTGTTATCTCGTACTATCCTGTTACTCGAAAAGGACACAAAGGTGCTGTTGTTAAAGATTTGCAAAAACTCCTTAATAAAAAAGGTGCAACGCTTATTGTAGACGGTAGCTTTGGAAATAAAACATTACAAGCAGTTATTGCATTTCAAAAAGCTAATAATCTTGTTGCAGACGGAATTGTTGGAAATAAAACTTGGAACGCATTAAAATAATTATGAAAAAACTTACTAAAAAACAAAAAAAACATATCGTTAGTGCATTAAACACATTTATCACCGCTTTTGGTATTGCAGTTGCGCCATCAATCTCAACACTGGATTGGAGTGCAGTAGACCAGGCATTCATCATCGGTCTTCTTGCCGCTGGTGTACGAGCAGGTGTCAAAGCATTGATTGTGCATTTTTTTCCACAAAAATAGACAACAAATAACGTAAACAATCAAGACACCCTTTGGGGTGTTTTTGATATAATGGACATACACGAATAGCTCACGATACGAGCCACGATGAGCAAAATCATTACAACAATGTTTCTCTCGGTGTTGATAGCTTTAGGGCTTCCTTCAATCACTGAAAGTTACTACATAGACACCGTAGCAGATACGAAAGGTGAGTACATGGTACTTGCCAATATATACGCGCATGAATACGGTGTGTCTGCAAAGAAAATGAAGCAGGTAGTGAAATGCGAGAGTGGCTGGCGTGCAAATGCTAAAAACATAACTGAAAGAGAGATGTCATATGGTTTGAGTCAGTTGAATCTTAAAGCTCATACACGTATTTCAATAGAACAAGCGACCGACCCTGACTTTGCTTTAGAGTTCATGGCAAAAGAGTTCAAACGTGGCAACGCAAGAATTTGGACTTGTGCAAGATAGACAATCCCCCTACTACGAATAGTAAGGGGATTTTTTACTTGAACAATTCAAGTTGATTGGGGTCTGGTAGTTTCCGCTCTACAATAATTAACATTTTTGTCGGGTCTATCCATTTTCTGTTCAACTGTTTTACCACTTTCTCAAGCGGTAGGTTGCCAGGGAACAATGTATGGAATGCGACATGTGATACATGTGACACGATAGAAATGTTTGCAGGGTCGTCTGTACCACCTTGTGCTTTTGGCAAACGATGATGTTGCTCAAAGCGGTTTCTTTTCTGGGACATAACTCATGGTTTTGCGGTGAGGTGAATATCGAATTTGGTTTCTTGAAAAAGCTCTTTTAAAAGTCTGTAAGACTCTATAGGGTCGTTTATGTTAAAAACAATCATTTTGATATTGCATGGTAAAAACTTTTGGTTTAAATCATGAACAATATGCAATGTATCTTTGTTTTTGAACAATTTGTCCCAGGCTTCTTTTTGAAATTTGCGTACCAATTCTGGTTCTGTACCTCCGCGGTCATGGTATACCCATTCTTGTGAATTTGTCATAAAGAATAGTTTTACTCAGTATACAACTTTTTACTAAATAGTTATCCACACAATCTATTTGAAAATTACGATATACTATACCAATGAAAGAAGTAATAGACATACAAAACAGAGACACTGACGTTTATTTAAAAAAGATTGCAGACCTTGCGCTTGAAATGAACGTGACAAGGGATTTTAAGTTAGGACTTGACATGGTGTATGCCTATAAAGAAATGCTCCGTCATAACGGCATAGAATTGACACAACTATTAGACATTCTTGAAGACCTATGAAACCCGACATATTCAAAGAAAACTGGATAGACAGAAAAACCAAAAAGCAAATAGACTGCGAGCATAAGATGTACCAAAAAATTTGCTCGTGTTGTGGCAAGATTTTGTGTTCAGAAAAAACAGATGAAGAAAACGTAGAGGTAGTTGAGATACTTATCAGCTAATAATTATGGTAAAATAATACTGTAAATCTTATATAGTGTTCGGCAAACATGAGTTATAAAATGGATGCACAAGAACTTACATTCGGAGAAAGAGCAGTTGGACTTACATTTAATCCAGCAGGCGACGAAACGGTAAACAAATTGAAATCATTATACGCACAGGTTATCGACACTTTAAAAGAGCTCGAAACACCAGAACGCAATGGGAAAAATCGTCTCATTGCAGTAGCAATCACTGAAGCACAAGGAGCACAAATGTGGGCAGTGAAAGCAACTACCTGGAGAGAGTAATTATTTAATTTAATCGCCGAACATTATATAAGGTTTACATACTTATCAACAGCAAGTAGCTATTTGACAAATCAAAAAAGGTGTATAATAGAGATACGGTGGGCATACGATAGGACTTGTTCAGCCGTTGTTCTTTCGTTTTCAGACTATTCATACATAAAAAACCGACTGTGTAACAATCTACCTATCCACAACTTTCGCCCTGATGAGGCGATTTTTGTGCTTTTAGACTACCTCTAACACCTCATATACGGGCACAGAATGCCACCAGAACGATTTAATTATAAAAAAGGATATATCCTACCTGTAAACAATAAAACCCCACAGTACTGCGAGGTGTTATTGCCAGCACCCAGTCGAAACCAAGTGAAGGAACCAAAGTATATACAAATGTTTGGGAAAGTCTATGTACGAGACTTACAGACGCTTAAGCACCATTAAGGTACATATATGTAAAGACGACTGGGGGACTCATATATTACCCAATTACAATTTATTTGCAAGTCTGTAAATATGTGAGAAAATAAAATGGTGAAAATAGACTACAAAAAAGTTTTAGAAATCAGACCATGCGAACAATGTGGCAAAGAAATGAAACTTGTCTTCGGTCAACGTCAAAAGAAGTTTTGTAGTGGTAATTGCCAGACTAGACATACTTATGAAAAAACCCTCAACAAAAAGTCTCAAGGTTAAACTTTGGAAAGTTGTTTCTTCATTCGTGAAGGTTCGAGACAAGAACATTTGCTTTACAAGTGGAAAGAAAGTAGAAGGCTCAAACTGTCATTGTGGGCATATGTTCCCGAGTGGGTCATGTGGCGCAGTACTTCGCTATCATCCCTTAAATCTCCATGTACAGTCATATAATGAGAATATAAACCTTGGTGGGAATGGTGCAGTGTATGCAACAAACTTCATACAGAAATATGGACAACAAAAGTTCGATGACTTGATGAGACTAAAACAAAAGACTATAAAAGCAGATGTAATTTTCTACCAGAAACTTATTGACTTATATACTGAGGGTGACCAAGACAAGATTATTTCTTACCTAGAATCACTATGAGTACAAAGTTTCCTGTCTATAAAAAGAAACGCAAGGTAAAGAAAATAACTTTGGACTTAGAGACTTACATGATTTGCCGTTTCCTCAAGAAATTGGTAAAGTAGATTTGTTACGATCTAATCAATTCTTTCACAAGCGAGTACTACACTTCTTGGTGATTTATATTCAAGTGCTCTCATAATTTGTTCAAGAGTAAATCCTAATTTTCTCATTTTTCGTGCCATTTCTCTACGTTTAGGTTTGTCGAGAATATCGGTTTTACTTATAGTTCCTTTTCCTTTACAGCAAGGACAAATCATATAACTTTATTGAAACCTCTAATAACTTCTATTTTGTAACCCATTTTTTGTAGCGTCATAGGTAGATGTTTTGGACATATACTAGACCAAGACCACTGTCCACATTTAATATATCTCGCTTTACCATTTGGTTTATATTGGATTATTTGTTTTTTCATGGTAACAAACTGATTCAAAAGTATCTTTACAATCACACTTATTATCTATAAATAACGGTACTGGAGTATCTAAATCCCATGTAGTCTGCATATTACAAATATTACATATTATATTTGTTAATTTACCAGTGTAGAAAACTATAGAATTTTCATCTTGTAGTAACTCATGACCACATGTGCAGTAACATTTACTTGCTAATTCATCTCGGAAACGATATTGATCCTTAGATGACATAGCACCATATAATGTACTTGTTTCAATAGTTTGAAGCCATACAATAAATCTTTCATCGTATTTTCTAACATATACAGGATACCAGGCAAACCATTTATGCCATTCTGATCGATCTCTTTCTTTTGGTAATTTTATTTTCATATTATTTAACTGCAAATTTACTATCTTTTAAATGAATAAATATGATTTTCCCGTTCGATGGAATAAAACTATCCGCGAAACTTTCTACTGCCTTTACGGTCTTAAATATATCGTTTGGTTTAGGAATAAAGTCATGTTTTCCTATACAAAGTCTTAATTTCCAACCTCCTTTAACTTCTCGTGCTAACCAGCACCATTTCTTTTGTTTCATATACTAAATATACTAAATTAAAGAAAAAAAACAATGGGTTTGCTCAAAATGCAATGATAAGGTAGATTAGTAATGCGGTGTTAATCCCGCTCTCGAATTTCAATTCAGCCAAGCGCCTTTTTCATATGGGGCGCTTTGTGCTTTATCCACAGTTGATTTACTAAATAGGTTGTATACTTATTGTTATGCAATCCATAGCAAGCATTGACTTTACGATACAGAAAACTTCTGCTTCAAGCAGACGTACCGCATTGCTTGCAGAACTACACGGAATATATACCGAATACGCACAATCGTATCCGATCCGAAATAAGAAAAGATATTTTGCTTACATAAAAAAATATCACCCCGAAGCAATGTCGGCAGAATTGTACAATAATTACAAGTCAGAGTTTAAAAAAACAAAACTACCAGACGCTCAAAGATTTTTAGAATACATCAAAGCAGATGATTTTAGATGGTGGGGAAAGTTTGCACATCTCAAAGGTGAGGAGGGAAATGACGCGTTGAGGTATATTATTAGCTGTTCTCGAGACAAATTAAATAGAAAAAAAAACGTTGCAGAATTTATATTTGGTTGCACAAAACATAAAGAAAAAGTATAATATACCCATTATTAGCTTGGCGTTAGTAGTTCGCACATTCTGCCAAGCGTGTGCGAACTTTTGATTTAAAATGAAAAAATGTAACAAATGTGAAATAAATTTAAACAATGATTGTTTTCACAAACACATAAGACATAAAGATGGTTTAGCAAGTATTTGTAAGGAATGTACAAAGAAAAGAAGACGTTCTCCTGAATCAAAAGAAAAAGATCGTTTATATAAAAAATTAAAATACAAAAAGAATAGTAAATCCATTTTAAAAAATGCTGGAATATATAAAAGAAATAGAGATAATGGTTTGTACTCAAGATATGAGTCTATGGTCAGTAGATGTAGACACAAATCGAATCATGCTTACAAACATTATGGTGGTCGTGGTATAATTTGTATTTGGAATTCGTATACCGAATTTAAATCAGATTTGTATCAATCATATATTGAACATTTGGAAAAATTTGGTGTAAAAAATACAACTCTCGATCGCATCAACGTTGATGGAAACTATTGCAAGGAAAACTGCCGTTGGGCTACTTGGACAATTCAAAATAATAATAGAAGGATAAGTTATACAAAAATGACCGCTCATGATGCTCACCAAAGAAGGATGCTTCTTCAAAGATTACGAAGACATAAACTGAGAAAATAGGTAAGCGTTGCAAAGGACAAGTTACAGAGAAAAGAGTGTGTGGCGAGCTATATTTTCGGGAGCTTGAAAGTTGTGGATAACTCGCTTGACTCTATTTTATACATTTGCTAAGATTAAATTACAACTGAATAGCACTTTCATGATACTTCGTGGGTATCGTGGGTTGGAAACACTCACTTGCCACGAACTGGTGAGTGTTTTTAGTTACCGACCCAACTCTACACAAGAGACTTCACGGTTAAATGGAGGGCAAGTGTACGAAACGAAAACGTGACGGTTAAAGAACCTTAATAAGTGAATAGAATGTTTATGCGAGGAAACCAGTTAAGCCAACCTGTGAACTCAAATAAAGTTAAAGGTACTGACCTTCTTCCTAGGAAAATTAGGTCAGTCTTCACACGAACATTTTATTTACTTACTCTTTAAAATCTCAATACTCTCTCCTACATCTTTTCTTCATAGAAAAAGGTACGGAACAAGTCTCCAGGTAAAAGTCAGGAAACGAACGATATTTTAACCAGAGCGGATGAGTGAGATGGTTGGGTTTATGTATATACAATAGTAAATACAAATGAAAGAATTACATTATAAAATAAAAACAATAAGAATGGACGAAAGAACTTGGGAAAAACTCAAGGATAAAAGAAAGAAATCAGGTAAGAGTTGGAACTTATACATACTAGACTTACTAAATAACAACAGAGATATAAAATAATATGAAAGATGAACAGAAAGAAAAACTACTTGAGATGTTTTTAGAAAAGTTAAACGATAACGTATTTATAAAGTCTACGAATAGCGTAACCGACGAGGAAGAATACTTACTACCAATAATAGAAGATATGGAAGCAGTTATAGTGATTTCAGGTGAATGGGATAGAGAAGACTTGAAGAATATACTCGGTGACTTATCCACAGTTGCATTATTCCGTACAGTACGCTATGATTAAAGAGTACTAAGATTAACAAGTAACATATGAAAATAATATACAAAAACAACGACGCACGAGAAATCCCATTGTATATGTCAGGTGACCGTATAGAGATACGAAACTGGCTTATAAATAGAAGTTTCGACAAGTTCTTTAATGCAGTAGACAAGCATATCAAAGGAGAAAAATACGATGATGGTCAAGGTCGAACACGAGATATATTAGACGAAGAATTGCAATAACATGAATGTAAAAACAACAGCGATTGAGAAAAAGTACAAAGATAAGAAAACTGGCGAATGGAAGTCTTTGACAATCAATCATGCAAAAGTAAACGATCGACTTAAAGCATTTTGGGAAGCAAATCCAAAAGGTAAAATCGAAACAACAAATAAAAAAGATGCTACTACAATCGAATTCAAAACTTTTATCCTTGCTGATAAAAGCGATGAATATTCACGAGAAGCAACAGGACATGCACTTGCAAATCTCCCACTCGGTGAAAAAGACTACGAGAAATTAGAAACTATATCAGTAGGACGAGCACTTGCACTACTTGGATATTCAGCAAGCGGTGAAGTTGCTAGTACCGAAGAAATGGAAGATTTCCTAGAGTATAAAGAAAACAAAATCATCGAATCTCGAATTATAGCAATTGAAAAACTTGAGGATTGTAAAACTATCGAAGATTTACAAAGTACGTGGAAGTCACTTGGTACAATCATTCAAGATAAAGAAGTGATTGCACGAAAAGACGAATTAAAAGCATTATTGAAATAATATGAAAGTATTTTCATACGAAACAAAAGAAGCATGGCTTGAAGGTCGAAAAGGTAAAATTACTGGCTCACGTTTGAAAGACATTGTAGTCAAACGTGGTACTGGTGAAAAAATCGGATACTATGAAATGATTGCAGAGCGTATTGCACAACCAGCTGATGACGAAAATCCTATGGATCGTGGCACTCGACTCGAAGACGAAGCAATCCAAATGTTCAAGGATAAAACAGGGCTTGAAGTAGATACATCACTTGTTATATGGCAACGTGACGACAACGCAAACATTGCAATCTCACCTGATGGTTTTATTGACGAAGAAAATGCTGTTGAAGTCAAATGCTTGTCATCAGCAAAACATATTGAAGCATACCTTACAAAACAAATACCAAGCGATTACGAATACCAAGTGTTGCAATACTTTATCGTAAATGACAATCTCCAAAAACTATACTTTGTCATGTACGACCCTCGTATGCCTGAACATCTCCAGCTTCATTACTTTGAAGTTGAGCGAGAAACATTGCAAGACGATATTGAGACATACAAGCAATATCAAATTGAAAAACTTGCAAAAATTGACGAAATTATAAATCAACTAACATTCTAACTATGAAATACAAAGACATTTGCACTAAACGAACATATACAACAAACGGACAAGAAAAAACAATCTGGCTTAACGTCGGAACAATGAGAGTAACTGATGACGGTAAAGAGTACATGGAACTAAATATGTTTCCAAATACACCGTTTTATGTGTTTGAAAAGCAAGTAGATGACATACCGTTTTAATTTATGACTACACCAGAAAAAATCGAATCTTTGAAAGAAAACCAGATATTTGTATTTGGAAGTAATCTTAATGGAAATCACGCAGGAGGAGCTGCTGCACTAGCAAAAGAAAAGTTTGGTGCTTTTGACGGTGTCGGAGAAGGACTTACAGGGCAATCATATGCCTTTCCAACACTTAATACAAAAATGAAAAAAGTTACTAAAAAAGCACTTATTGACAGCAAAAACAAACTATACCAATGCGCTACTGAAAATCCTACAAAACAATTTCTCGTGACAAAAGTAGGTTGCGGTATTGCTGGATTTACAGAAAAAGAAATGAAGTCAGTATTTGCTGGAGAAAAACCATCAAATGTTATTTTACCTGCTGGTTGGGCTATTATTAAAGGGTATAAAGCTTTCAATAAAGGGCTGGTATGCCGTGGTATGCAGTATGAGTTTGGAAAAGACTTTTATCACAAGGGTAAAATAGAACTTTGTGCATCTGGTCTTCACTTTTGTAAATCACTAGGAAATGTGTATAACTACTATTCTTTTGGTACAGATATTGATGTATGTGAGATTGAAAGTGATGGTGATGTTATAGACCAAGAAGATATGGAAAAGTCTGTGACTAATCATATACGATTAGTTCGTATTCTAAATCCAGAAGAAGCTAAAAATAATAGTGGCATAAACAATAGTGGACATAGTAATGTTGGCGATTGGAATGTTGGCGATAGGAATGTTGGCGATAGGAATGTTGGCAATTGGAATGTTGGCGATAGGAATGTTGGCAATTGGAATGTTGGCGATAGGAATGTTGGCAATAGTAATGTTGGCGATTGGAATGTTGGCAATTGGAATGTTGGCAATAGGAATGTTGGCGATAGGAATGTTGGCAATTGGAATGTTTCAAGTTTAAACACTGGCTCATTTAATACCGAGACTCCTAAAGAGATAACAGTATTTAATAAAAAGTGCTCAAAAGAAAAATGGGAAAATGCAGATAAACCAAGTTGGTTATATTTTAATCTTACAGAATGGGTATCATTTTATTATATGACTGATGAAGAAAAAGAAACATATCCAAGTTGTAAAACTACTGGAGGGTATCTTAAAAAATATAACTATAAAGAAGCATTCCAAAAGTCATACAATAATGCTTCAAAAGAAGAACAGCAAAAGATAAAAAAACTTCCTAACTGGAATAAAAAAGTATTCTTTGAAATTAGTGGAATTATGATTGACTAAATGACCAAGCGTTCACTAAAACAAAACGACAGCTTGCATCTCTTTTGCTCTAACTTATCAAAAGAACAAGCACCTAAACCTATGGGCTACGCAGAAGAAGCAGGAATTGACGTAAAAAACCACCCACTACTTACTGATGAGGAATGTAACCAGGTGAATGAGGAAATTATCAACCTAGCAGAATTAAATAGTCGAGGATATGACATGCGCGTTGTTCTCAAACCAGAATACCGCCTTTCATGGGACATGAAGTCAGTCAAAGAAAATCTTTACAAGCCACTCGCAAAAGCAATGTACGGCAAAGAAAGCACTACTGAACTCACAACCGATGAAGTATCAAAAGTACACGCAATGCTTATGAACATGCTAGTTGAGAAGTTTCCTGAAATTGACTTCATTGAATTTCCCAGCGAGGAGACAACTGAAAATTACTTAAATAGCTTTAACAAATAAAATATGAAAAAAGAATATTGTACTATTTGTGGTACTTTAAAAATACAAAAAAACAAAGAAGTATATAATAGTAAAACTGGTAAACTTGCTACTTATCTTATTTGTCCCCACTTTAATGATGTTGACTGTAAACATCATCACAATCTTGTGGAAGCGCCGTTTTGGAAAAGTCATGATTTTGAATGTACAAAATGTAATTACAAAGAATATCTGTACAATTTGTAATTACAAAGAATATCCTCGGTTTTAGTATGAAAAAAATAGTAGTTGATAGCTCAAAATATCCAATAAACTTTTCAACAAAAAAAACATTAGGAAAAAAGTGCTGGGTTAAAGTAAGAAAAGAAGATGGTGTTTTTTACAAAGAAAATATGTGGTTTACATTTGAATCAGTTGTAAAAGATTATAAAAGATATAAAAAACTAGAAAAAACAAATCAGTACTGGAAAGATAGACCATATGCAACAAGATATGAGGTATATGAATGTGAAATAATTAAAAAAAATCATATTATATTTAAATAATATGAAAACGCTTAAAGAACAACTTATTAAATACCTAGCAATCAACCACGATTGGCACGCCAAAGGACATTTGACGGATACCATCAAATGGCAATACCTTGAAAGTGGCGAAACTAAGACAGCTATGGCAGATACCATATCAAGAAAACTACGCGAAGCAGAAGAAGAAAAACGCATTGCTCGCAAAGACCTCGGCAAGTCATGCCAATACAAGTTTCTCCCACCAGATATACGAGATAAATATATTTGCTGGAGCGACCGACCGAATGATCAGAAAGATATATTATTTATAAAATAAACACATGGCAAAAATCACCTGTCCATCTTGTGGACATACACACGAAATAAACCTTGGCTCAATCGCAGCGTCCGCTCGTTGGGCAAAGATACCTGCTAAAAAGCGAAGTCAAATGATGAGCGAGCTTAGTAGAAAGAAGAAGTTATCCACACTTGCATAACCGTACAGTACGGCGTATACTTAAAGGGTACTAAGATTAACATTAAACATATGAAACACCACGACATCGCAAAACAAAACCTGTACGAAGAAATCTACACCGAACCAAAAGAAAGTGTTTGGGAAGACATTGTAACGTTTATCTTAATAGCAGCAGCAGCTATCGTATGGTCAGCTGTATTCACGAGCTTATAACATGACTATCCTATTCATCGCACTCCTTGGACTTGTACTTATTGGAGTATGGAAGTATCAGCCAAAGCCTAATGTAAAGAAAGTGCATGGCAAATCAAAAGGTTCAAAAGTCACAGCCTCTAACAAACCTATCAAATTATCTAAAGCTACAGGGAGCAAGTAATCAACCCCACATATATGAAATACAATCAACAACTACCAAAAGAAATTGAAGAACAGTTAGATGCATACATTGAGCGCATCAAAGCAATCAAATGGTTCAAAGTATCACCTGATTTTTCAAAAGAAGAAACTGAAAAACAAGTAAACATTGCACTTGAAGCATTTGGTGTAAAAGCAAGTATTGAATACCGAAGTCTTAAAACTACCAATGATTGGGGCGCAGCACGGGTCGCAGCATTGGATGCAGCATGGGACGCAGCAGGGGACGCAGCATGGGACGCAGCATGGGACGCAGCATGGGACGCAGCAGGGGACGCAGCACGGGTCGCAGCATGGGACGCAGCACGGGACGCAGCACGGGGCGCAGCATGGGACGCAGCATGGGACGCAGCACGGGACGCAGCACGGGGCGCAGCAGACATTCTTGCACTCAACCTTAAAGACTACAAAAAGAAATACCCAAATGGTAATTTCATAAATCTTATTCCTCTATGGGAAGCAGGACTTTACCCTATCGGAGTAGTAAACGGAAAGTTTATTATTTATATCCCTGAATAACATGAAAACAATCAAAACCCCTCCATTGGAAACAGGGGGAGAGACTAATTGGGAGGAAGAGTTTATTGAAAAAGGTGCTGCTCTTGAACATGCACGATGGGCTCGATGGCAAAACTATCTCCATACATTTCTGGTGTGGAATAATGAAATCCAAATGTGGACACTTCCTCACGAGAAAAAGGAGTGGTGGGATTCTGAAATCAGGACTCCATACTCACAACTTACCGAAAAACAAAAAGAGAGTGATCGAAAAGAAGTCAGAGAATATCTGCCTATAATCAACAAAATCATCACCCACACCACCGAACAAACTGCACGGCAAACGAGGGAGGAAGTATTGCGGGATATTCTTAGTGCAACAGAGCCCTATGAAGGTTCAAAGTGGTTAAACAATATCACTCCAGAAAATCTTAGAAAGGTCATTTTATCCGAACAACCACTAGAGAAGGAACAATGAAAATCTTAATCGCATGTGAGGAAAGCCAAGAAGTGTGCAAAGCGTTCAGATTGCTCGGACACGAGGCATATAGCTGTGACATCTTGCCTTGTAGTGGAGGACATCCAGAATGGCATATACAGGGAGATGCTGTTGCAGAGGCTTATAGCGGTAAATACGACATGATGATTGCTCATCCTCCATGCACATATCTCTCAAACGCAGGTGCGAGATTCCTCTATCCGAAAGGTGTATTGAACAAAGAAAGGTTGGCACTTGGAATGGAGGCTAAAGCATTTTTCATTGATATGCTAAATGCCCCAATTGAAAAAATATGTGTTGAAAATCCTGTACAGAGTTCAGTCTATGGAATACGTAAGTACGATCAATCAATCGAACCCTATCATTTCGGACATCCTTATAAGAAAAAGACCTGTTTATGGTTGAAGAATCTTCCAAAGTTGGAACCTACAGAAATCCTGGAAAAGCCACAAAGCACAAAGATAGCAGGTAACTGGTTCAATAAAGGAGGAAAGGAGCGACAGAAAAACAGAAGCAAAACATTCCCAGGTATCGCCAAAGCAATGGCAGAACAGTGGGGAACTCTCATTACTAACCAAGACAAGTAGCTATATGAAAGAAATCAAAATCCCAAAGAATGCTGACAAACAGCTCGGAGTGCGACTACCTGGCAATCTCTATGACAAGTGTGTCGAACTCTCAAAGAAGCACGAAACATCAGTGCAAGACATTATCAGATATATTCTTGAACAAGAAGTAGAAAACTACCAGTAGTCTATGACACTCGAACAACTAAAGAAAGAGTAAATATATGCCATTTATACAGAATGAACAAATTAACAAAGGTGCTCTCGGATGTCGAAGCCAAGAGCATAATCCGCCATCAATGATGGTATTTCCACCAGAAGGAGGTACATGGGTATGTCCAGTGTGCGGAGAAAAAACAACCATTCCACCTTCACCGACATGTCATTTCTAAAATTTATCAGCACTAACAAGTAAAAGAATATGAGAGTAAGAGATTTGACATTAAAATAACTTTTGTGTTCTAATTTACAAAACGATCAGCCATGTATATGAAACGACCACCTATACTCTGGAAGTTATACAACCTCTGGAATACCTGGAAACTCCGTAGAAAACAAGTTAAATAGCCCCTTTGCGGGCTTTTTCTTATGTAGTATAATACATACGTTATTAGCCATATATGTTTCAGTCCCCAAGTCTCTTATATGGCGGTTTGGGGGCTAAAGTAAAAACCATGAAAATTAAAAAAAAGTATATTGAACCAGTACTTGCTGCAATCAACTACCCTATTAGTAAGTTTGTATACGCACGAAAGCGTGACAAAATGAAAAAAGCGCTTGTTACTGAATACGAAACACTGCTTGCAGAGTCAAAAGCAATCAAAGAAAAGTTTGCAAACAAGAAAGACGGACAGGCAATCATTATTGAAAATTCCTACGATATTCCTGAAAAGAAGCTAGAAACAGCTAAAAAAGAGCTTGAAATCCTCTTTGAAGAAGAAGTAACTATCGAAGAAAAAGACTTTACCTTTGGTGAACTGAAGGACATTGTAGAAAAATCAACCGCAGAGTTTCTCCCTGGACAGACAGAAATTCTCAGTGATTTGTTTGATGGAGAGCCTAAAAAGAAAAAGTAGTTTCTTTCCCCCGACCATGGACTAATGTCCTGTTCACGGCTACCGCGGTAAGTATTTGAAGAATGGAAGGGGATAAGGAAGTTAATATATATGAATGATAACAACACACAAATAGAAAATAATCAAGAGACCACTCTTGAAAATACAAGTACAAATGTTGTAGTAAGAAATGAGAAAGGGCAGATAATATCTGGTACGCCTAATCCAAAAGGAAAACCAAAGGGAGCAAGACATTTCTCAACTCTTATTCGAGAAGCTATTCAGAAAGTAGCAGAAGGAGAAGATGAACCAGCAGATAGACTTATTGTTAAACAGTTAGTAGAAAGAGCTAAGAAAGGAGACTTACAAGCCATCGACAGAGTTATTGACCGAGTAGATGGTAAGGCAGAACAGACTATCAACCTCGATGCTGATATACATACTGATGATGGACTTACCCCTGAACAAAAGGAAGCATTACTTAATCTATTGAAATAGTATGCCATTTGAAAAAGGATATAAACATTCTAAAGAAACACGAGAAAATTTGCCATAGACAATAGTCGAACATTGTGCCTCGATTGTCATAAATTAACTGATACATTTGGGGGTAAATCAAAAAACAAAAAATGATAAAAGAAAACTATAAACCAGCACTACAAAAAATGCTTAGTGGAACTCGTGACGAGAGAGTATTTCTAGCTGAACAGTCATTTGGTTTGTTTTGTCTCTACTATTTTTCTGACTATTTTAAATATGCACTTGCCGACTACCATTACGAACTTTTTCAAGATTTTGAAGACTTAGTAAATAATAAAATACGAGAACTTGTATGGATTATTTACCGTGAAGGAGGTAAAACAACGCTTGAAAAACTTGGTCATATATGGATTTTGACATATAAAAAACGAATGTATCCGAACGCAGATGCTTTCGACAAAGAGAACGCTGAACGTATTTTGTTTGATATTGCTTTTGAATTGGTAAACAATAAGCGTTTTCAGGCTGATTTTGGTATTCTCTTTTCTAAGAGTAAGAGTGTTGATGAAATAAAACAAAATCGTATAAACAACTTTATAACTCAAAATGGGGTACGAGTTGAGGCACATAGTACGCAAGAAAGTGTCCGTGGTCGTTTACACCTTGCACAGCGCCCAGACTTTCTATCACTCGATGACTTTGAAACAAATAAAACAAAAGGTTCAGAAGCATACACAAAACAAGTTCGAGACCATATCACAGAGGCTATGGCTGGACTCGCACCAAATGGATGTATCTTATACTGCTGTAATTACCTTTCTGAATACGGAAACGTACAATGGCTTATAGACAGAGCTAAAAACGACACAGGCATCCGTGTGCGTAACATTCCAGTCATAATAGACAATGAGCCAGCTTGGCCTGCAAAGTACGCTCTAACGACCGCACAAGCCCAATTAGAGGGTAAGGTGAGCATTGAGGATAAACAGATACAGCTAGGATCACAAGTATTCTCTTATGAGATGATGAACATGCCGATTGACGACAGTTTGGCAGAGTTCAAGAAAGAATACGAACAAACATTTGATGAGGAGAAGCTCGCACATTTGAATACTTCGACCTATATCACGGTAGACACAGCTATTTCTGAAAAAACAAGTGCAGACTTTACAGGTATCACTATCAATCGAGTTTCTCAAGAAAACAAATGGTACATCACCGCGTATAAGTTAAAGGTAAACCCTAAGGACTTGATAGAACACTTGTTCACACTCCATGACAGGTACAAACCATCATTCTTTGGTATAGAACGTACAACCTTTACAATGGGTATTAAACCATTTCTAGACGATGAAATGAGGAATCGCGGGAAGTTTCTTAATATCAAAGAGCTTTCACATACAACACAGTCAAAAGAAACTCGTATTAGAGCTTTGATACCTCGATGGGAGTCACGCTCAATCTTCTTTGTGGGAAATTGTAACGATTTGAAAGAAGAAATGCGTACTTTTCCTCGTGGAATACATGATGACTGTATTGCAGAAGGTAATTTGGTTTTGACTAAGAAAGGTCAAATACCTATTGAAAATATAACTACCAATGACTACGTTATGACTCGTGGTGGTTTTCAACGCGTATTGAAAATATGGGATAAAGGAGTTTTTCCAGTAATAAATAATGTAGGAATTACAGGAACAGCTGACCATAGAATAATAACTGTAAAAGGTGAAAAACATTTGTGCAATGTGAGTGCATCAGATATACTACATGTATGGAACTCATCAAAACAGAGAATAGAGAAACTGTCATATATAAAGGCAAAAAATATCATAGATACCCTAACTCAAAAAGACATCACTTGCGATGCTACTACTGGGGACATGATAAATGGAAAGAGTCGCCTAAGTCGCTACATAGACAAATTTGGATTGACTCGTTTGGTGAAATACCTAAAGGGTTTCATGTACACCATAAAGATGGCAATACCTTCAATAATGAAATATCAAACTTGGAATGTGTATCAGCAAATGAACACGCAAGACACCATTCTCAATCTGAAACAGCAAGAAAAAGAGCAAGTATCAACGCCAAAAAGAATAATACAAAACTTCAAGAAGCTACTAAACAGTGGCGTAATAGTGAAGACGGTAAAAAATGGCATAAAGAACACACTAAAGAAAGTGTTAATAAACCTAAAGAAGTTATTTGTGTCGAATGTGGTAAATCAGCAACAAGATACGCAAGTAATAGTAAATACTGCTCAAACAAATGTAGAAATAAAGTACAATTCAGAAACTTTATGCTTAAAAACCCCAATTACAGAAAAAAGAGTATATGATTTGATGGTAGAAAACCATCATGAGTTCTTTGTTAATGGTATTTTGGTACATAACTGCCTAGACTCTTTTGCAATGCAGGAAGAAATAGCAGAAAAACCTATCGACATGGCGGAATGGGACGCAATTTTAGGCAATGACAAACCACTTTATGATGACATTGGCTTGTAGTATTCTAAAAATACTTGTATAATTTGCACATAATACTAATTTAGTGGAGGGAAACACTAAATGGCAACTATAAACAAAAATAAAAGAGATAAAATCGTTTCAAAAGCACTCACTGAAATAACTTTTGCAAGAAATTGGAAGGCTGGAATTATCTGGCGATGGTGGAAAAATGAAGACCTTTATTATGGAAAGAAAGATAATCTTTCATACAACAACGACACAGGCTCATCAGTAGCACAAGGAAAAGAATTTACAGCAAACGCAAATATCGCTTCTGCAAAAGCAATGTCTTTTGTTGAAACAATGCTCTCAAAGATTGACTCCCCTCTTTCATTTAAATACCTAAAGCCTACAATGGCAGACTTTAAACGAGCAAAACTTCTCAATGCTCTTAAAGAGAAAGACGCTAACGAAGGAGACTGGAACTACAAAGACCTTCTTGGAAAGGTAGACGCAATCATTTATGGTCGTGCTATTTTTGCATATCACGCAGATAGTTATGATGGATATTGCTCACATCTTGAGAATGTAAGCCCGTATGACTTCCTTATTGACCCTTCAGGTGGTGGGTATGACCTTGATAATGCAATGTATCTCGGACGATACAACATCAGAAAGACTAAATACGACCTTGAAAAAGGTGTTAAAAACGGAGAATATCTCCGCGATGAAACCAAACAGCTTATAAACGGCTCAGGTAACGACGCAAACCAGACTTCACAAGAAGACGTAAACAAGCAAAACAAGTACGCATATATTGGAAGTCCTGCAAATAGAACAATCCAAGACCCAGATGTGTATAAACTGTGGGAATGGTACACAACCTACGAAGGTGAACGCTATTATCTTCTACTTCAAGAAACAAGTGGGATTGCAATCAAAGTTGTAAAACTTGCTGACTTGTTCAAGGTAGACAAAAAACTAGGTGATGCAATGTGGCCATTCTGGTCATTTGCGTACACTCCAAACCTTACAGAGTTCTGGACTCCATCAAAAATGGATTATGTTCGTGAAATCTTTATGGCACAAAGCGTGTCTATCAATCAAATGCTTGAAAATGGTGAGCGTATCAACAAGCCACAACGAGCAGTTGATGTAACATCTATTGAAAACGTTGCTGATTTGATATACCGAAGAAACGGTGTAATCCGAATGAAAGGTGGTGTAGACATCAACCGAGCATTCAGAATACTTGAAACTCCTTCTATCAACACCCCAATTCTTGTGTATAACACACTCGAAGGTATTCAACAGCTTGAGTCAGGTATCACCGCTGCTGCAAAAGGTGTAGCTGATGAAGATAAGGTTGGTATTTACGAAGGAAACCAGGCAAACGTTGCTGATAGATACGGCGTATGGAATAAAACATACACTCAGGGATATAAGCGTTTTGCAGTTTTGTATAAAAATGGTGTTGAAGACCACCTCACTATGAAGGTTGCTGTAAAAATTCTCGGTTCAAAAGGAATGGAAGAGACAATCTTTGTATCAAAGCGTGACCTTAAACCACAGTCTGACTGGTCAATCATGGTTGAGTCATCAAATGCTGAGGCACAAGCAGACGCTGCTGATAAGCGTAATAAACTTACTTTTATGGCTGGATATAAAGGTGACCCAACCATTAACCAAAAAGCTATCTTTGAACAAGGTGCAGAAATTGTTGGATTTAATCGTGACGAAATACGTCAATTCCTTGATGCTTCTGAATACGGTGACGCAAACCTTATTGCTGAAGCAGAGCGAGATATGGAAAATCTTCTTAATAAAAAGATTATTGAACCAAACGAGCGAGCAAACACCGCATACGCAAACCATATTCTTGAGTACATGAAAGACCACAAGGAAGACATGAGTGAAGATGTATTTGTACTCTTTACTGACTATCTTGAGCGTATAGAACCTATTGTTATCCGAAACATGGGAACACAACTCCAAACCACACTAGCAAAAGAGGGTGCTTCTCCAGGAGGCGGAGCAGCTCTCGAAAAAATCCAACCCGAAGTCCAAGGGCAAACAGAAGAACAACTTACAACTAACGAACCAAATACAATATAATGATTGAATACAAAATTATTGAAGAAAAGGAAAATCCGTTTGAAAGCATTATTGAGAAAACAGGGCTATCAACAAAGTTTACTGTACAGCAACTTATTGACCACCTTGATTACACGTCTCGAATGCTCAAACAAGCAGAAGGACAGCTTGATGTAGATAGCAAGCAAGACGAAATGTCACTTGAAATCCTTCCTATGCTCAAGGATATTCCTGAAGATAAATGGCAGCTCGTTATGTCATACGCCGCACGTCAGGTATCAAGACCAGAGCTTGTTGAATATATAAAAACTTGTAAAGAAACGATTGAAAGCTATGAAACACAAAAAGCTGAAATAGTTGAAAAGTTCAACATAAAAGAAATCGAAGTTAAGAAAGCAGAAGATGGAAAATAAAGAAATTGAAAATCTTGAAAAGGTAGCAGAGCTGGCAAGTAATGAGGGTGGAAAGTACCTCATCGAAGCAACTCGTTCTGTTCTTATTGGAACAATAGAAGAAATAGCAAACTCATACAAAGAGAAAGACAGAGATGCTCTTGTAAGCCTCTGTGCGCGCCTACAAGCCAATTTAAGCCTATATCAAC